AGGCTTAGAGCAGAAATTAGTAAGACAACATGGTTCTCGTTTTGTGGGCACAGAGAAATACTGGAGTACCATTGATGAGACAATGCACAAAAGATTCCCTGATTATTTCGGGGGGGAAGCAACAACAACGCAGACCGGGGGCGGCAAGCCCGATTCGCGCACAGGAACACGTCCTGCCACAGTGGTTGCTCCTGCGACTCGTAGTACATCTTCCAAACGGGTGTATTTAAAAGAGAGTCAACTAGCGTTAATAAAAAAGTTAGGAATTTCTAACGAAAAATACGCTAAAGAATTCCAAAAAACTTCAACGGAGAGCTAACATGACAGACAATAAAAATCTTGCACGCGAATTAGATAAACGTACTAATGTGGAACGTCCTAAACAGTGGACACCCCCTGAGTTACTTCCGGAACCGGATAAAGAACCAGGATATGCTTATCGTTGGATTCGTATTTCTACACTTGGACGCGCTGATCCCCAAAATCTTTCCTCAAAACTAAGAGAAGGGTGGGAACCCGTTAAAGTAGAAGAACAACCCAAGTTCCAACTGTTGGTGGATCCTAATAGTCGGTTTAAGGACAATATTGAGATCGCCGGGTTATTGCTTTGTAAGACCCCAGAAGAAATGGTACAACAACGAAGTGATTATTACTTAGATGTTACCCAAAAACAAATGGAGTCTGTAGACAATAGCTTTATGAAACAGAATGATTCCAGGATGCCTCTCTTTTCAGAGAAAAAATCTTCGTCATCATTCGGAAAAGGAAAATAAACTTAACTTTTGGAGTTTTTAATTATGGCTTACCCTACAGTATCAGCACCCTACGGGCTTCGGCCGGTAAATCTGATAGGCGGACAGGTTTTTGCAGGGGCTACCCGTCAGATGGAAATTGCTTCAGCTTATGCTACTAATATATTTTATGGCGATTTTGTCAAAAGAGTTATTGGTGGTACGATTCAAAAAGATACAGGTACTACTGCTAATACCCCTTGTGGTGTATTTTTAGGCTGTACTTACACCGCAGCAAATGGAACTATAACACAGTCGCAATATTATCCAGCATCTGTGGCTATTGTTTCTGGTACTAAAATTTATGCTACTGTTGCAGATGATCCTGACACTTTATTTCAAGTGGCTGTCTGTTCAAGTGGTGTAACAATGGCTACCGTTACTACAAGTGCAATCGCTACTAATATGTCTATATTAGCTACTGCGGGAAGTGCAACTACTGGCAATAGTAGTTATTCAGTTTTAAGCACCTCACCAGCGGTTACTAGCACATTCCCAGTACGCGTTATCGACGTTGTTCCTGAAACCGCTACTTCTACTACGACTTACGCAGAAGTAATTGTTAAAATCAACTTTGGTATTCATCAATATAACAATGCAACAGGTCTAGCTGTCGTATAAAGGAGTAATTTAAATGGCTATTTCACGCGCACAGATGTTGAAAGAGCTCCTTCCGGGGCTAAACGTGTTGTTTGGTAATGAATATGAACGATACGGAGAAGAACATAAAGAAATATATGAAGTTGAAACTTCTGAACGTTCTTTTGAAGAAGAAACAAAGTTGTCTATGTTTTCTGCCGCACCTGTTAAAAACGAAGGTTCTGCCATCGCTTATGACAATGCACAGGAAGCTTGGACTGCTCGCTACAACCACGAAACTATTGCCCTTGGCTTTTCGCTGACGGAAGAAGCAATCGAAGATAACCTCTACGATACTTTGTCCTCACGTTATACCAAAGGTTTAGCCCGTGCTATGAGCTACACGAAGCAAACTAAAGGAGCTGCAGTTTTAAACAATGGTTTTTCATCTTCGTACAAAGGTGGTGATGGAGTTGCATTATTTTCTTCTTCACATCCTCTTGTATCAGGCGGTACTAACGCCAATCAACCAGCTACAGCTGCTGATTTGAATGAAACTTCTTTGGAAGCTGCGGTTATTCAGATTGCTGCATGGACAGATGAACGTGGGTTGTTAATTGCTGCTAAACCACGTAAATTGGTTGTTCCTCCTGCATTAATGTTTGTTGCTACTCGGTTGCTTGAAACTGAATTACGAACTTCAACCGCTGACAATGATATTAACGCATTGAAGAACAATGGCTCGATTCCTGAAGGATATTGTGTTAATCACTTCTTGACCGACACCAATGCTTGGTTTCTAACTACTGATGTTCCTAATGGTATGAAGCACTTTATTCGTGCCGCACTAGGTACTTCAATGGATGGTGACTTTGATACTGGTAATGTTCGGTACAAGGCAAGAGAACGATATTCGTTTGGATGGAGTGATCCTCTAGGAATGTGGGGATCAGCCGGAGCGTAGTAGAATCAGGTATTTAGCATCACTAACCCCACCTAATACGTGGGGTTTTTTATTGTGCTTGACTTTATACATATAAAGTGGTAAAAAGAGAATAGCCCAAGATTTAATTTTACCATATAGACTGACTTGGCAGACGTTATAGAGACTATATGGGTAACACGTGCTATAACACAGGAGACATATTATGGCAAAGTCAACATTTCAAGGCCCCGTTAAGTCATTAAATGGCCTTATCGGTTCAGGTCCAGGTAACGTAGTAACTCTCGCAACTTCCACTCAATTAACAGTAGACGACCATGCAGGTAGGTTAATTCGAGTCAATGCTGCTGCAATAACTCTTACACTTCCACTAATCAATGCTACTGCGTTTGATCCAGCAGATGGCCCTGGTTTTGCACCATCAGGTTTAAATAATCAAGGCGCAACATTCAACTTTCTTATTACTACAGCATCAACCACATTAATTATTACTACTTCAGGCACTACTGATAAATTTTATGGGTCTATTTTTGCAGGTATAGACGCTGCGGCTACTGGTAAAGTATGGGTTCCAGCCGCAACTAATGCAGTTATTACTCTTAATGGCACCACTAAAGGTGGGGTTGTTGGAAGTTTTGTAACTGTTACCGTTTCCAGTGCGCTTGCTTGGTTTGTTAATGGAAGAACCATTGCTAGTGGTACTATAGTAACTCCATTCTCTGATTCTTAATTTTAGGGGGTTAATATGCAATATGACGTCTTAGCGTCGGCCCCTTTGACTGCAACAGGTCAGGTTACTGATAATGCCAGTAGCCCTAATAATTTACTTAGGTTGCGTATAAAAGGGTTGTATTTTATAAATGGTGCTACCGCAGGATCAGTTGTTTTTAGAGATGGAGGAGCAAGTGGGTCGGTACTTTTAACTTTAAATACACCTGCTTCTACTGCTAGTGGTGCAAGTTACATTATTATGCCGGGAGAAGGAATTTTAGTTGGTACAAACCTTCACGGTACAGTAACAACAACTACATCAGTAGTGGTGTTCTATGGATGATAAACCACTAACAGACTCGCAACAGAAGAAAAACCAAGCTGTCGAAGATGAAAAATTTAAAAAAATTCCTACTACAAAAACTGGAATGGGTGATGAGGTATTACCTACACTAGAGGACATTAAAAAGGGCTTTAAAAAGCTTCGTGATGGAGTTGGCGAAATGTTCCAAAAAGAGCCAGCGCCCGTTAAAAAAGCTAAAGGTGGTTTGGTTACTCGTGCAGATGGTGCAGCTAAACGTGGTAAAACTAAAGGACGGACTATATAATGGAGGATATGCTAGCGCGTTTAAAGAAAGAGGATGCAAGAATTAAAGGAGAGTTTGCGCTAAAACATAGTAATTCCAAAGACAAAGTGCTTAGATCAATGGCAGAGGGATTTAAAAAAAGTTTAGATAATGATACATCCATAATGCTAGAAACTGGGTCTGGAATGGGTCGGAGGATTAGCCCAACTGGAAAAGCATACGGGACGCAGATGAAAAAAGCGGATAGTGGGAGGTATGAAGAAGAGGTGGTTGAAAAAGCCAAGGATCTAATACCCCCAGAAAATCTACCCCAAAAAAAAGCTAAAGGTGGCGTAGTTAAGATGGCTAAAGGGGGTTTAGTAACTCGTGCAGATGGTGCAGCTAAACGGGGTAAAACTAAAGGACGGACTATATAATGGGAAAAGGCAGCAATCTATTAGGTACTCTAAGTCCTCTTATTGGAGCAATAACGGGAAAAGGCTTATTTGGGCGACTAATAAATGGTAAGGAAGAGGAGGAAGAAAAAGAAAAAGAAGAAGGAAACGCCGGAAAAGTTCCTCAAGTGGCATCCCAAGGAAACCAAGTAACATATAAAAAAGGTGGTTTGGTTACTCGTGCAGATGGTGCAGCTAAACGCGGTAAAACTAAAGGACGGACTGTATAATGATGAAATCAAAAATGATGGCTAAAGGCGGTATGCACAAGATGCCAAATGGTAAGATGATGAAAGACTCAGCTATGCCTGAAGCTCTGGCTAAACATGCTGCTAAACCCGCTTCTAAAGCCCACGCGGGTCTTAAAGCTGGTGGCTTTGTTCGTGCTGCTGATGGCGTTACTCGTACCGGTAAAACTAAAGGTAAAACTCTGTAATGAGGCCGTCCAGGGGTATGGGGGATATTATGAAAACCAAAATGCCTAAAGGAAAAGCTAAAGGTGGTTGGATTAAAGACGCAATTAAGAAACCTGGGTCTTTACGTAAATCACTAGGTATTAAGGAAGGAAATACTATTCCTGCTAGTAAATTAGCTAAAGCAGCTAATGCCCCTGGTAAACTAGGCCAAAGAGCGAGGTTAGCTGAAACATTAAGAGGTTTTAAACATGGCTAAGACTCCTGCATGGACTCGAAAAGAAGGTAAGTCTGAAAAAGGTGGCTTAAATGCCAAAGGTAGAGCTTCATATAACGCAGCTAATCCAGATAAACCTGGGCTAAAAGCCCCACAGCCAGAAGGTGGTAGCCGCAAGAAGTCATTCTGTGCGAGAATGTCTGGGATGAAGAAGAAGTTGACCTCTGCTAAAACAGCGAATGATCCAGATAGCCGAATAAATAAAAGCCTTCGGGCATGGAAATGTTAGATGACAACTTCGAGCGTTACAACATTTAATCTAGATCTTAACAATTTAATAGAAGAAGCATTTGAGAGATGCGGGTCTGAACTTCGTTCGGGCTACGATATGCGTACTGCACGTAGATCTTTAAATTTACTTACTATTGAGTGGGCAAATCGCGGAATAAATTTGTGGACTATAGAACAAGGTCAGATACCCCTTA